AACCGTTAATTGTCTGCCCACTACCAGCGTTAATCGTCAGTGCGTTCGTGCCAGCCTTTAACTGAAAGCCGATGACCGTGCCACCGCCGATGCCGGTTGGCATAGTGACCGAGATTGCTCCGCTCGTTGTGTCCACTGGGTAGTAAGAGCCGATGACTGGCGTGAACGTCGAAGTTGATGTCGCTCGCACCGTTGATTGCTGTTGATAGACGATGTTCAACTGGTTGAGCAAGTTTGCCGTAATCGTCTGAGCAATCTGGTAGCCAGCCGTGATGCTCTGAGCCGTCGTGCCGTACTGGGCGCGAGTAATCGTAAACGTGTCCGTAGAAACGGCAGTCACACGAACAATCTCGGCATTGGTGCTAAGAGGCTGAACGCCCGCAGGCCAGATAGTTGCGTCGAACGGGGCAGTAGGAAACAAAGAACCTTGCCCAGCCGTGACCACGAGTGATGTGCCAGATGTCGCAGGAGAAGGCGGAGTTGCGACTGCTGAATACGCAAAGTTTTTTAGTGCGTCCATCGAAAAACTCTTTCTACTTTCATCTCAACGATGAAGCGTTGAACGACGACTAAGACGCGGCGGGCGAAACGTTACCGGCTGAAACTTGCGCGTCGTTGATCGCAGCAAGAAGTTCATCGACATGCTCATTCTTGACGCCAATTGCGAAGTCAGTGACAATGTACGTTGTCCCATCGGCCAACGTAATCGGCCCTGCGATTGGGCCAGTCAGCATCGCAGTGTGCGTGTCTGCGTTAAGTACGTTAGTAAAGTCATAATTGAAGTTCGGAGTACCGTCAGCATTGTCACCAAGGTACGTCTTAACTGCTCGAATCTCTGCGCTCATACGTTATCCTTAACCTTGCACTGAAACAGTGATTGCGCCGATTGCGGCTGCGACAGTTGCGCCTGAAGGCACCGTGAGAGATGAACTCAACTGACCACCTCCAAGATACGTTCCACTCGTTGATGCACTCCAAAAGCCAAAGTATGCGACTGTCACTGAAGGCATTGACGTCCAGTTTTGCGCATCAGTCGTTGCTTCAACGCCTGAGCTCGCAGAACCAAATATGACTGCTTGACGAGCGTATGAGCCGCCAGTCACTTCATTCGCACCAGTCGTTCCGGGCGATGAAGTGTGCAATGAACCGTAGTACGTAGTTGAAGGGACGAACATTGCAGCGATGCCAACGTTAGCCTGCGCAGCGGGTAAATATGTTAATGCCATGAAGTCTCCTGTGGCAATCGAGTGCGATTAACTGATACCAATACTACAACATCAACGTCAATTTTATGTGAGACTGAGTGTGAGGCCCGTGGACGCTGGGATGCTTGGCGTAATGCCTGACGTTACGCTAAGATACTTTGAAAGATACGCAAACGCAACAGTATCACCGCCAGTTGCTGCGTCATGAATTGACACAGCAGCGAGAAGTCCCCATGTGCCCGTCGCTGTTGGGAACGTAATGATGTTTGCGTTCGTTCCTGACGTTGGTGATGTCCCACTCGGTGCAGGAAAGTTTGACGTTGTATTTGAGTATGAGACTCGAGCATACGCATTGCCGTTCACTTCATTGAATGAAGGCGCAGTGCTCAACCAATACGGTGTACTCGTAGAAGCCACGTCTTGCCATGTAACAGTTCCATCAGTAACAGTCCCGCCCGCTGTCACAGAAGTCCACGTAGGCTCTGTGGTGCCAGTCGTACCGCTGCTCACTGAAACAAAAATGCGATTATTGCCTGTGCCTGATGTAGTGAACGTATTAAACGCATTAGGCATGACGTACACGCCTGCGGCTGTCACTGTGCTTGCAGTCCAAAGCGTATTAGCAAATTGCAAACCGAAGTAATACGTTGATGGGGCTGCGGTACCCCCAAAAATTGCTGGATACGCAACTGAAGATTCCCCATAGTACGTCAATGGCATGATGTCTCTACTTTACGTCGTAATAACGCGCAATGTCTGCGGGAAACACGCCAGTGTCAGCGTGGTCTGGAATCAATCCTACACAACGATGCGCGAGAGACGCAGCCGTAGAGCACACCATTCGTTGACCAGCACTTAACGCAATTTCAACGATAGGCACAAGAACGTTTACAACCATGCCAAAGATTGAAAACCAACCGTATTCAATGCCTTCACACCACCACGCAAATTTTGCTGCTGCGCTACGCTGTTCTTCTGTTGCATTGATTGGGTGCACAACTGCATACATGCGATCGACATAATCGAGAAGATCGACAACGACGCCGCCTTTCGCTTCCATCTGTGAAACTCGAGCGCGCGCGCCACCTTCAACGACAATCATCGCATGATTCCATACGCAATATGCTGCATCATACCGTGGGTCTCGTTGAAACGTTCTACGTGCCCAATAACGAACGCGCTGTCCAGCACGAATAAGCATTGGCATCTTCCCATCATGAATGACGAGAATTAGGTCACCGTGAACAGCGTCAACACAATGCTGCCCACTCTCAAAATACGTTACTTCTGCGTCAGGTGCAATTGGATATTTCATTCGCTTTGACCTTCATGAAAGCCCAAGTGATGTTCAACTTTTTCAACGACAGTGTCGACTTTTTCGGCGTAACGCTCCATGAATGCTACGAGATTTTCAACTTTCTCTTCAGTGCGCGCTGCAATGTCACCTAAACGTTGCGTGTTTTTACCGTTAGGCGTAATGTCTTTACGAATTGAATGCAATTCTTCATTACGAATTTTGTTAACGTCACCGCGCAATTCATTGATTGCTGAATGTAAGTCTTTAATGCTTTGACGCATCGCAGCATCTTCTTCGATTTTTCGTTCTTTTTCAATTTTCTTTCGTTCATTCGCTGCGATTAGTTTTTGTACTAAGCGAACGCCTCCCCATACGAAACCAAGCGTGAAGCCGAGTGACGATAAGAAGCCGACCCACGTGTTAAGAAAATTGAATAGCAGAAAACTTTGACCTGATTACTCGTAGAGACGCAGACGATTAAGCGGTCGGAGGCGTGTGAGGCGTGCGAACCGATGCAGTGACTGAGCGAAGGAACGTCTGAGGTTGACGACCATCGACTGCGTATCCGTGAGGGTTAGACTTCGGCGTGTTGACCCATACGTACGAAGGGTCGCCTTGTTCGCCCATGCTCACCGTGAGAATGTCATTATCATTGACTTCGACGATGAATGCAATGTGTTCGCCTGTGCCTGGGCCATATACGACATAGTCTCCAGGAATGACTTGCTCTACGTTAACGCCTGCGTGATTCTTCGCCCACAGTGCAATGTGCTCTTCATGCGAAAGAAACGTACCCGTGTAGCCTTCGTGGTCAAAGTTCAAACCGTTAGGGTCTGCAGCGCCGCCGAGCCACGCAATGAATGTGCAAAACGCTGAGCAGTCGCAATTGACGGGCCACTTAATCGGCCACACACCAATTGCGCTCATACGATTGCTACCTTCAGAATAGTTAAAGTGATGTGCGCCCTTATTTGCAACGAACCACTTAGCCCATGCAATTTGCGTTTCGCGAGTATCAATCGACATTTTCATTCCTTACGTAAGTGTCGTGCTTATGTTTATTTTATCTTTTACGATTAAGCGAGTCGTACAGCAGTGATACCCGTGGTGGTACCGCTTGCATATCCGTACGTAGACGATGACGCAGCAATTGTGTATCCAGCGCCTCCTTGAGTGCTGAAGTACACCGTAGTCGTAGACGCAAACGTTTGCACTGTCATAAGCGTCACTTCACGCGAAGTGTCAGTTGAGATGACTGACGTTGAACCGCTTGTGTACGCGCCAGTGCCGCTTGCGCTATTAGGCCCAAGCCAAAGGTCAGCAGTCACAGAAGCTGCGCCGTATTTAACAATTGCTTGCGCGGTAATGAGCCATGTGCCTGCGACTAATGAAACACTTGTGATGTTTGACGCTGTCGTACTGCCGCTGCCTGCAGTTGAAATAAAGCTCGTGGCTTTTGTGCCTGTGATTGGCGTAGCCCATGCCGTCGCTCCACTGACAGTTGTGAGCACTTGATTGTTCGTTGCCGAAGGCACAATTTGTGAAGGCTGATAAATGCCTTGATTCACCATTGCGAGAAGGTACGCGAGCTCTGAATCCATTACACAATCTCCATTGTTGAAGTTATCATAGGCGACGTAGCATTTTGTCCGCCTATTCCATCATAATTCACAGCCACCATCGCGTAAGAATCGAATACGTCTGATGGGTCATCAGTGTACGCGCCAATCGTTGTCAAAAGATTCGTCGGATATTCGCGCCACATATACGTGTATTTGTCTGCAGTGTCGCTAAAGATTGCAGTTGGATATTGCGTTTGCGTTGAATCGTAATACACTGGCACAAGCGCAGGATACGTGGTAACCGATGCAGTGCCAAAAGACGTCACCGTTCCCGGTGTCAATGCAGTGTCCACGAAAAAGACGTTTCCATACACTTGCGAAATTGTGTACGTTCCATTGTACGCAGTTGGGACAAAACCACTTAACGTAACTTGTTGACCAATGACGAATGGGCATGGACCTTGAGTTGTGATATTCCATGCAGCGTTTCCAGCGAAGTCAGTGCCAACCGTTAGCGCGCTAACGTTCACAGTGTCTGAACTATTCACAACCAATTCGCCTGAAGAAGTAGATGTTGCGTACGTGCCTTGCGTTGAGTACGTAACAAGCGAACCTGTGAACGCTTGAATGATGTATTGCGGACCTACGACACCTACGTTTACGCCGTAATGCGTTGAAGCACTCTCATCAATTGCAATTGTGATTGATGTCGCAGAACTCCCAGGAAGCACAGGCACATTCAACCATGTCACAGGATAGACGTTTACGCAAAAACCAAGACTCGAAAAAAGCGTTGCGCTTCCATCGATGTTTTCATTGATTGCGCTAAAAAGAAACGGGCGAAAATAGAAGGAGCTTCGTCCCGCATAAACATTGCTGCTTAGCGTTGTTAGCGCAGTGCTGCCTCCGCATCCAAGCGGTGATAGCGCATACGCTCCATCAGTGCATATCATTGAGTTGTTAAACGCGCCAGCGCATGACACATAAAAGTTTGTAGGGCCTGACGTTGATGAAAGACTTGAAGGCGAACCGACGTTTACAAAGTATGAACCAATTTGTAAGTTTTGATTGACGTCAATCCACACTGGCGCTGCATAAACGTTTTCATCGTCTGCGCATACGTACAACGAGCCGTCGCTATAAAACGATCGGACGCCAGACACAGGAGCGTACGTATTAGGTTCTGATTGAGGCACTGACACAAAAAACTTAGCGCCTAATTGCGTAACAAGACCTACATCGACTTCAGTTACGGTGTTGAGTCCGCCAGTTGTCGGGTCAATTTCACCCCACACATACGTAGTTGATGCGCTTTGCGCATTTGTTGTGCCGCCGAGCATAAAGAGATAATCAATTGCGCTAATTGTCACAACGCATAACGTTGGAAGCGCTGCGTACGCGTAGCCTGTGAATGGGAATGTGTAGTTGACGTTGTTAATTGAGATTTGTTGCGCTGCCCACGCACCGATTGTCCCAGTATTAACGTCAAATGACGCGCTGTAAAGCGTGCCACTTGGGCCGTATGCAAAAAGCGTTTGCGTTGAAAGCGCGTATGCGCATGAGCAGTCGTATTCAGGAAGGTCTTGACCTTGTATCCATTGACCTAAAGAACCGTTTCCACATTGAGCAGCGTACGTTGCATTGTTCAACCCAGAGTATGGCGCAACAGTGTTCGTAGCAAACACCCAACCGCCAGCGTTAATGTACGTAAAACTCGGTGGATTAGTGAGTGTGACTGCAGTGCCAACGTTGTATTGAACTTGCGTGTTGTTGCCAAGCGGTGGAGCGTAATTAAAGCCAGTCACGTTAAAAGACGTCGCAGTGATTGACGAGTATTGAAATTGCGTAGACGTTGGCACATTTTGCGCAGAGAACGATGTCAGTGTGATGTATCCGCTTGAAGGAAAGCCGGACGTACTTACTACGTTAATTGTCGCTGGAAACGCTAGTGTATATACGTTTAAGAAAGAAGAAAGCGCAGTACTCAGGCCTGGAAACGCGACATTTGCGTTTACTGTTGGGGTAATTGCGCTAAACATAACGCTTTGCGCTTCTGGAAATGATGTTGACGTAAGTGACGCAATAAACTCATCTGGTACTTCGGTTACGCTTCCGCCAAAAGACACAGTTATTGGCGAAGGCATAGCAAATGAAGTGCCGCTGCTTGACGTCGGTGAAGGCAATGAAGTGTATGAAATTGGAATGCGAAATACTCCGCCATTTGCGTTGCTCAGTGGCGAGCCACCAGCGTACAAAGTTTGAGTGATTGACGTGATGCCAGTGGAAGACATTGGCACCCAACCGAGAAATTGCCCACCATTGTACGTTACGTTGCTTGTTTGAAGCGCAAAGTTTGTGCCACCGAACACTGATGTTGAAGGGTGCACCGTGAGGTACTCATTAACGTCGCCAGAACTTGCTGCGACACTCTGATTAACTGAACGCCAAGTAGTGTTTAATGTCATGACATTGACGTGACTGGCGAACCTGTCGTTGAACTACCGTATGCTAATGTTCTTGATGACGCAACACCAAGACCTGGGTATGACCACGTCGTGTTAGAGCCTGAGAATAAGCCCATTGCGCCGAGATAATGAATTTCACCGTTTGCAATATCGCCAGACGCTGCGGAGACAACTGCGGTTACAAGACACGTTATTGCGCCTGTGGGCGCCGTCGCAGAAACTGTGCATTGCGTAAACGTATTCGCAGCGGTTTGCGAAACGTATGTGCCCTGAATAGAAGAGCCGATAACAGTGCCGGACGAGTTGTAAAAGTTCAATTGAGCATACACATTGCGAAGAGTTGAGTTCGGCGCAATGTAACACACAGCAGAATAGTTGTTACCAGCAGTCACTGGTACATACGTTACGCCACTTCCAGAGGAGGAGTTTAGCGTTGCAGCGTACGCAGCGATGTACGTGAACGTTGACGCAGTAGATGTCATCTTCAATGAATGAGAACCATAGTACACAGGCGTAGTTACGAGAGCGACACTGCAGTTCGTCCCTGCCATGTTGCCAGTTGTTGTGGTGAATGCAGCATCGTCTCGAGCAAGAAGATTTTGCGGCGCAGAAGAAGACTTCGCTACCCACTGACGAATCGTCGTGACTTGCGTTCCTGTGTACGAAAAGCCTGTCATCTTTGATTGAGTGTCGTCAGTGACGATCTCGAGAAGCCCAGACGTTCCACCGTATAAACCAATTGAATATCCGTATGATTGCGTTGTCCACGTTCCTGCTGCATTTTGCGTAAGTGCGCCTGATGTGACGCCACTTGTAGTGCGCGTCCATTTCGCTGTGACGTTAGACGTTGATGACGCGTTCACAACGCTAAGAACGATGTTGTAGTAAGTGTTTGCGGCTAACGTGTATGAGAGAGGAAAGCCGTGACTTGGCGTCAATGTTGTTGAAACGCCAGTTGGCAACCATTCAGCAGGAATGTAGCACTGAGCGAGCGTTGTACCGCTTGGACCGGTCCCTGAGTCACTCTGTAGTGTCATCAACACGTCAACTCCAGAGCCAACTACCCCTAAAGCGAGAGTGACACGAGACAACTGCACAGCACTACTCGATGTTTGAAAGCGATATGCAAGTGCGTTATTTGATGTGAGACTGTCTGCAGTTGAACCGACTGGCGTTGGATTAGACGACGTGAGAGTGAGCGCTGAACCTGCGTACGTAAACGTAGACGCATGAGGCACTAAGAACTGATTGAGTTGACCGGCCAATGTCGCTTGACCAGGAGTTGCTGAAGACCATGTTGGGATAGGCATTACCAAGACACCGCGTAAAGAGAAAGTTGAAGAGACAAAATTAAAAACTGACCTGAAGGCCACGTCACTGTAGGACTAAACGCCGCGTGATCGAACATATCGCCGCTATTTGTTGCGCTTGTTGCGAGAACGAAAACGCCTGCTTCAGTGAGCGTGTATGACGTACCCGTGTTATTGATTGGAAATTGAAATTGCCAGATTGCTTGACCAGGATTTGAGCCAAGCGCTGGAGCAAAGCCAGACGCTGAAACAGTGACGCGTGAAACTTCACTTATAAGTTGCGTATCTGTAAGCGCAGGAGGCGTTGTAGTTACGTCGCCGATTCCAATTGCACCGTAAAGCGGAGTAATCGTAACGGGAGAAGTGCCAATGTCTGCTGCGATGTCTTGCACACCTAAGTACGAAATTGCGGATGCCACATCACTGAGACCGGCAATACAGATTACATTGTCCGCTTCGTGATGACTCGTCTTTTCGTCATCTTTAAACGTTTCAATGATAAGCTTACCGTGAAAGTTTAGTCCTGCGTTCATTGCCACGTACCTTGAAGATATGTCTTCGCGCCGTCCCACGTTGAAAATGTTGAATATTGCGAAGATGACACTACGTCAATAAGAATCATACCATCGGAAGATGTTTGAAAGTTATAGAGCACATCGGGAGAGTCGCCACCCGTTGAAGTTGGGTCAGTGTTTGCGTTGATTTGATTGTTGAGTGACGTAATTGTGTCTGCGAGCGTGTACGCGCGTTGACCCGTGGCAGGCGTAAAAAGTTGCGTTGGCGATGAAGGTTGCACCGCCGTGAAGCCATTCGTAGAAAATGAAATTGTAAGCGTTGCGTTAATGTTTGATAGTGCCATTAGCCGACTCTAATCGCAGTCACTTGCCATGTGCGAAAACCGTTGTCACCCACGGTGCACGTTTGTTGAGATATCATAAACTTTGCGTGTAAGCCCGGCTCAAAATTGCGTTGTGAATCAAGAAGAAACTGACTCTTTAACACAAACGTTTGACCAGCGCGCCACACACCGATAAACTCAGGCGTTGTTGTAAAAACAATGCGTTCTTGCGGGTGCCCGTATTCTGCGAGTTCGCGTGTAGCGCGTTGATACGCCGCTGCAGTTGTATCAATAGACGTTTGACTGATGACTTTCGCAAAGATGCCTTTGTTCGGCCCATTCACTGCGTGTTGCGATCGCTTTAAGTCTGCTTGCGCTGTGATTGTAGTTTTGTAACGATACCAGATTGAAACAGTTGAGCCGGGACTAGGCACAGTGCCGTACCCAGGCGTCACTTTCAATATCCAACGACCTGCGTCAGTTTGCGTAATTGTGTAAGGCGTCGTCACAGGCGTGACTCCATCGAACACAGTAACGTTTTGATTTGTGCCATTGACAATCACAACTGGAAGCTCAAGTCTTGTTGACGCAGTAGTTGACGTCAAACGCACTGTCGTATCGGGTACATGTGAGAGGTACCATTGCGTAGTCTTGCCGTCGCTAGTCCACGAATCTGTAGCAGGAGATTGCGTATTTGTTGCGATTACTTTTGAAGCGCCAACGACAAGCGCGCGATTGTACAATGAAGTCCCATCGAATTCATATTGAAGCCCTTGCGCTTGATCGATGTGGCACTCAGTATACGAAAGAAGACCAGAGCTCGTAGGCGCGTCAGTCACTGTGACACCTGAACTAGTTGCTTGTTGTTGGTCGTAAAAGTGAAGATTAAGCGACTCATCGACGTACCAACCATATGCGCTTTGCGATGATGCCATGCGAGAGATACGTTGCAAACCATTCGTTAAGTTTGTGTAGTGAATGATTGTGCGCGGAAGAAGTGGCCCAGGCTCTACGTATCCGCCGTTTGAAATTAACGCAGCACTGATGCCGCAATTCGCTTTGTTAACGAGATCGACGACTGCATCGCCCATTGGAATGCCTTCGTAAAGCCCTTGAACAATTGACGCATTTGCGTATCCGGAATAGTCTACGCACGAAAGACTCCACTCAGCCTCGAGAGGAGAATTGATGTATAACGTTGGATGTTGAACGTAACCCGCAAAAATTGTAGCAGCGTCTAGCGCGTCTTGGATGCTGTAGCCATGGCCAATGAGATAATAGTACGCTGCGATGTCGCGCAACGTGATTGTTGAGTACGCAGGTATTTTGAACGAAGGCTTAACAACTAAATGCGGTGGAGCACCCGAAGAATATTGTGCGTCAATAACGTTGAGTGTTGCAGTGTCTCCTTGACGACCAAAGTTTTGCGTAATGCTAATGCCACCTCGTCCGCCATTGTAAACGAGATTAGCGCTATAGTCTATTGACTGACCGTTGGGCGCAGTGATTAGGCATTGGAGTTGAGGCGCAAGAATTGTCATTAGTGAAGAACGACGCCTGCTTGCGGAAGAATGCGTGTATTGAGTTGCTTACCGAGTGCAGTTGCTAAGTCATTAAGAGAACCGTACACTGCGCCACTCACTGTCACATTTACGACAACTGTTTGCCCACTTCCAGTGCCACCAACAAGTGAACGACTCATTGCGCTCGCTGCGTTCAATTTGACGCCCATTGCTTGCGCTTGTTGCGCAGTGAGAACTGTCTCACCTGCTTGAAGTACTGCGGGGACTTCTTTTCCAGGATTGCCTGGGACAACTCCACCCGTGTGAAAGCCAAGAAAACTAGCAACGTGGCCGAGCACATTGCTTGCGCCTGACACGAGCCCACCAATGATTGGAATCTTTTTAATGACGTGCAAAACTGCGCTACCAACTTTACCTGCGGCGCCCATAATACCGTTAGCAATAAACTCAACTAACTTTTCGCCTGCGTTAAGCAAGTCCGACCCGAGTGATTCAATTGCACCAAGAATTTCGCTGCCGAGATTTAAGAAGAAGTCGATGATTTTCTTAGCGAAACCGAGTACATCGTCAACAGCCTTTTTAACAATAGGCCCAATCGCTGACCAAATTTCTTGCCAATGCTTCCAAAGAAGCATGACACCGGCAATGATGAGAGCGATAGGCGCAAGAAGAATGAGCAGCACGACTTTAAGCACATCAATTGCGATTTTTACGACAGCGACAATTGCGTGCCATATCGTCTTAAACACTGCAACTACGCCATTCCACAAACCGATGAAGAACTTTGCGACACTTTTAACGATTGGCTTCATGAAATTCCACACCGTGTTCCAGTGCTTGTACAATTCGTACACTGCAACGACAACGAGCGCAATTGCAGCGATGACTGCGAGAATCGGCCACGTCACTGCCCATACGCCTGCGGCTAAGCCATCTTCTGCGGCAGCGGCTGTGAAAGTCGCCGTCGCCCATTCGCCTAACGTAGTAATTTGCCCAGCAATAAGTGTGCCAAACGACTTTAATGGGCCAGTGACAATCTTAAACGCGTCCCACGCGCTTTTTGCAACGCCAATAACTTTGTGCAAGCCCCAAAGCACCGTGATAACGCCTGCGATAGAGCCTACAACAGCAAGAAGAATGCCAGCCAATTTTTTATGCGACTCAATAAACTGAGCAATCGGCTTAATGCCTTTGACAAGCGCGCTCATAAACTTTTCTACGAATGGGAGAAGAGCGTTTCCAATTGCGATGCCAAGCGCTTTAACAGTGTTGTGCAACTTCTTCATGTTTGCTTGCATCGTATTTTCAGCGCGCTCTGCGGCTTTTTGCATCGCAGTCTGGTCTTCAATCGCTTTTGTCGCTTTTTCGTATCCGTCTTTGCCTGCGAGAATCATCGGCAAAAGTTTACGACCAACTGACGCACCGAACAACTGATTAACAATCGCGAGTTGTTGCTGCTGGTCTTTCATCTTGCTAAGTTTCGGACCGAGTTGCTCAATAATTGCGCCCATGCCAATGAACTTGTCATGTGCGTTAAAGACGCTGATGCCTAAGTCTGAAAGTTCAATTTGAGCAGGCGTAAGTTTTAACGCATTAATTGTCCCATTCGACGTCTTTGCTTGTTGCGCCAAAGATTCGAATTGCTTCATGTAGCCTGAGACGATGCCGCCTTGTATTGAACCGCCTTGCTGAAGTTTCTTCATGTCTGCTGTGTACTGCGCAAGTGTAATGCGACCATTAGCCAATTCACGTGAAACGCCTTGAACTGACGCAGGCATTTTCGAAATGGCGTTATTCAACTCTGTAATTGTTGGTGTACCAACTTTTCCAGTCTTCAACAACGTGTTCATTGACGTGCTCAACACCATTGTCGCTTGACGCCCAGCGAGACCGTGCTCAGACATGTCAAGGAGCAATGAAGAAGTTTCGCCGATGCTTGGCGCCATGACACCAAGTTGCGATTTCATGCGACTAATTTGATTCGTAAGTTGAGGCAAGTTTTGCCCTGTCAAACGTGCAGCATTATATAAGTCGCTTTCAGCGGCTGCGGCTTGGCCAACAGTCATGCCATACTGTTGCATCATTTTTGCGAGACCAGACGTTACGCTCGACAACGGTTGGCCTGACGCAGCAGCGCCATCAATTGCAACACGCATAAAGTCTGTCGCTTGTTTTGTCGAAAGCGCATGACCTTGAAGTGTGCTTAACTGACCTGCAACCTTGCCATACGAATCAGCCATCTCCGTCGCAGAAAATGAACTCTGCGTAGACATTGACAGAAATTGGTCGCCAATTTTTTGCGCAGCAGCAGATGAAATGTTTGCGCCATTCGCAATTTTTACGACTGACTCATTGTACTCTGCTGCGGATTTGATTGATGCGTAACCGATGCCAATCATTGCTGCAGTGACTATCCCAGCCTTTGGCCCAATCTTGTCTAAGCCTTTGCCTGCTTTTTCGCCAAAAGATGCTGCGCCTACGCCTGCGCTTTTTTCTTGCGCAGCCATGTTTAACTTTGTAGCGTCTTCAACACGACGTTGCGCAGCAGCCTGCTTATCTAATGCAATTGTGACATCTTCTAGCGCTGCGCGTTGCGCAAGTGCACCGCCAGTGACGCCATCAGTGATGAGTTGATTTGCATCGCGAACGCGAAGCATCGCTGCTTGAAGATTATCCTCTGCGTGTTGCAACTCATCAATGCGCGCTTGAAGAAGTCCGCCAGTAAGTTCAGGGTCGCTAAGCGCGCCAGACATTCTCGCGCCGGCGTCATTTGCAATGCCACCAAGTTCTTGAAACTTTCTTTGAACTTTTTCGAGTGCGCCATTCGCGCGCTCAAATGCGCCAAAGATATTCTCTCTGACTTCGAGTCCGAGAAGAAGTGTGAGGTCGCTCTTCAGTCCCATTAGTACTTTTGCCTACCTCTACTCGACTCTACTTCGTTCTTTTTCTGTTGCCTTTGCTCTTCCGCCGCAATCATATTAATGATTGTGATGTAGTCCGAAACTTCGTTTAACGGACGCGTCTTAAGTGTCTCAAAGTTTAAGCCGACGTGCTTATAGAGAGCGCTTTCAATCAGAAACTTCTGAAGACTCGGAAACTCCGTCGAGACCGGCTGACCCGTTATCGCCGCTCTCACTGCCGACAGGAAACCGAATCTCTTCTTCTCGCTTTCTAGGAGTCGCTGCATCGTTAATCTTTTCGTAGATTGCAACGAACGCCGACTGAGGAAGTCGACGAATTGAAGTGTGCTTTTCGGTAGCGGGAGTCAATGGAAGAAGTTGACCGTCTTCGTCAGTTAAGTTCCAATCAACAATTGCGCGGAAGACGAGTTCGTGCTGGTACGCAACAGTGTCAGGCTCAGCGGAGAGATTCCCGCCTTGCATTGACATCTTGCCAAGAAGTGCGCGTTGCGCTGCTTCATAGTCTGCTGCGTTCAATGACGATTTAACGTCAATCCAATAACCGTCTGCGACAATGATGCGCTCGGGCTCGTTGAATAGTGATAAAAAACCTGACATCATTCTTCCTTATGTCTATTAGTCGGTTGCGTCCTAGTAAGGGAGCCAGACCGCGTTTGTGACTGTTGAAGTCATCACGGTAGCAGGCGAAATTGAGAGATCGTATGACGCTTCAAAGTCGAGCGTTGACATTACGACGTCTTCAAGTTTGATCGAATCAGCGTACTTAGCGATGTTGATTTGCGGCAACGTAATTGAGATCGCTGAACCAGTCGAGTGCGCAAGCGTAAGCACGAGACTTCCTTGCACTTGCTCTTGCATCTTTGCATAGTAGCCCCAGTCTGGGTCGTCCAAGCTGTCGAATACGACTTCAATTTGGCCCGTGATTTTACGAGTCACTGGGGTCAGAAACTGAAGGTCGTGTGAGCCGTTAAACGTATACGTAGGCTTGAGACCGTTTTCAATGTCAAAACTTACGTTCGTTACTTGCGCCACGACTGAGTCACCGAAGAGACCGAGCGTCGCTTCGGCAAACACGAAAGGAGACTCGTTAGTCACGGAGATAGGCGATGAAGGAGTGTCGAGAATGTTCACTGCCTTTGAAACGACAGACACGCCCATTGACGCTGCTTCCTCTCCTGCGGCGAGCTTAAGGCTGAACTTACCAACGCGTGAGCCAGTGAATTGAAGAGATTGCGTACCGCCAATGTTCTTTTCAATTGTCATTGAAGGAAGTGCATTACCGGGGAGAATCGTGTGAACGAATTGATTTGCGACGTTTGAAAGCGTGAAAAGACTCGTTGAATTGTTCGTAAGCGTTGCGGCGTTTGACAACGTGATTGACGTGTTTGCTACGAACGATACGACAGTCGTGCCCGCAGGAATGCCGTTACCGACGACACTCATGCCGTTGACAACGCCGGTCGTGCTAGTCGTGGCGAGCGTTGTGCTGCTGACAGACGTAGAGCCTGAGACAGAAATAGTGGTGCCCGTGACTGCAGGAAAAAACTTCAAAGACGCAGAAGATGCGTGAGCAAAGTTGAGCGGCTGGTCGAACGTAACAACAGAGCCGGCCAATGTCGCAATCTTACGAACTTCAGACGTTGTAGGAGTCGTGGTGTTGTTTACGTCTACTTGAATAAAACCACCCTGGACGAACCCAGTCGCGGACGTAAGAGTGACTGAGGTGGCTCCAGCAGTGATTGAAGTAGTAGGCGTAGTAGTTGCAGTTGCAGTTCCGACTGGCACTACACCGTAACCTGAGAGAGAAGGCGAAGACTGTCCGCCATCGTAACCAACGGAAGCAACGAAAAGCTCGGTGCCATTTGTTGGGAAGAACGGCGCGGAGATGTCACCCGTGTTCTTGCGCTCACCGTACAACGCAAAAACGTTTACGTCACGAATGCCCATCACAACTTGTGGGAAGAAGAGACCTGGGTCGGACTCGAGCGTTACGTCAGTGAACGGGATAAAAGTCGTAGGCGCAACTGCAGTGCCAAACGTTGCTTCTTTCGCAATGCCTACGGCTGAAAGTGAACCGTACTTTTCTGTGACTGTGGTAGCCAGAAACCTCTCCTGAGTTAGTTAGTCGTAGTTGAGGACGCAGACTTCTTTGAAGTCGTCGTCGTTGTTGCGTCCTGCGATGCGTCTGTTGTGTCAGCGACGTCCGTCGCTACTTGGGCCGCAGGAGCACTCACAATTGGAGCGTCTACGACGATGACATAGTCGTTCGGATATGCCGCAATAAAGCGCGCAGCGGTATCATCATCGACAACAAACGTAGTGCCATTCGCCACTGGACCGATGTCGACTAACGTCTTCTCTACATAACCAATGTATTGCAGTTGCGCCATGTCTAAATACTAACTTATTTTTGCGTAGAAAACGTTACGATAGAGCGCGCGAAAGAGGCTTGAATGAATGAGCCTATCTTGTCTTTCACTTGAACGTTAAAGTCATTCCCAGGCGTGTCGCCTCGAATGACTGAACTCGCAAAGATGTAGTCACCAAAGCCATCAGCATATCGCAATGCAAGTGTGTTTTGCGGCTCAATGATTGTCCCGCCTTGCGTTGGGTTAATGACGTACGGAGCGTACGATGCTGTAGACACAAAGTTAATCTTGAGCACGCCTCCTTCTGTGTCAATGCGATACCCAATTGAATCTCGGAATCGTCCAGCGTCAGGCTTCACTGCGCTAACAGGAGCTTTTCGTTTAAGTTCAACGAGCACTGTAGGAATGATTGCGGCTGCAGCGATACGAGATGTTTGCAGCCAATCGAAATAAAGCTTATCGAGACCTTGAATACGCGCGTTAATGTATTCGTTATTCATTACGGTTGCGCAATTTCTTTCAACGTGAATTCGAGTAGCGCTTCATAAAGAAACAGACGTTGGTCTGAAAGCGCGTGCACAGGAGATTGTTGAATAGTGAACTGCTCACCGACTGAAATAAATTGCGTAGTGCGTTGCGTCACTGCGTCAGTTATAGTGACAGGCATTGGCGTCGTAACCCACGCTTCAACAACAGCGTCAATCAAACACGCAAATGCTGAATCAGCGTTAGGGTTCGTTGCACTGCTCGGGCTCATTAACCAAACGCTAACAGTCCACACGCTTTGACGAAAACCTGCACCACGAGGTGCAGTCTGTCGAGCGTTTGTGCCTTGCGTCACCCAGATGTATGCAGCAGGCCCAGGCAATTTACCTGGGTTAGGAGGCGTAATGTACGCAACAATTGGACGATTGTTGAGAGGCGCAGTGATGCCATCAGTGAGCGTCTTTGCGTATGTTTGAACTGCGTTTACGCCCATTAGATGACTCGACGATAAGGCTTCAAAATGTCTTTAATGTCAGTCATCATCTGCGCAGTTTGCCCGCCCATGTTTGACGTACTACCGGGCATCGTTTGAACAGTTGTCGCGGTTGAACCACGCGCAAGTGCTTGCATCGTAGCGTGCATGATCGCTGCTTCTTGCACTGACTCAGGTAATGACGAGATGATGATGGGTTGTTGCACACTTGCGCTGTGTGAATACGTTAGTGGAGAGTTTAACGTTACAACTCCAGCGCCTGACGACACGCTCGTGCTTTTTACGTGAACGTACTCAGTGTTCGAACCGTCATATATCCACATTCCACGACCTGAACCTGATGAGTTCACCATGCCTGTGCAGTCATCGACGTTAAGCGTAGTGTCGCCAATGTTTGCGTTCGCAGTGATGCCTGCGTGCGCCCAACCGTTCACGTATGTAAGTTGAAGACGTAGACCGTTGCGCCCACTCTGCCATGAAACGTACCCAGGCGTGATGCGAATTGCAGATGGACCAGCAGCAGATTCGATTGACACGCCGCTCGAGATGTTCAATGCGTTTTCAATGTACAAATATTCTGTGTTGATTGTCTGCCAATTTGCAGGCGCAACAGTCGATGATGCGTATTGCGCACCAACAATGTCAGTGACTGGCCAACGTGACGTAAGAACGCGCACGAGCCCTTGCCAGTCGACAGTCATTCGATAGTCTGGCCCAATAAACTCTTCAGTGTCTACAGTTGAACGCAAAGGTTGATTGCAATACGAGTCAATCCAGTGCGTTGCTCGCCAACACATGTTTGTTTGTTCAGCGAGTTGCGCGTCAGGGTCTGAGCCAAAGTCAGGAATCGTTTCCCATGAAATGCCCGTTGGCGCATTGATGAGAATGCTAGGTGTTATGTATGGCGTCGCCACATCTACTCCGCGTTCGTTTGTTGATTAGGTTGTGCGTCCTCAGACTTCTTACATCGTGGGCACAGCCAATTCTCGCGAGTAGACGACCAACGAATGTGCTTTTCGCAACATCCGCCTGAGCAGTCGTCGCACCAACCAACTACAAAGCGACCCGGCTTAGAGCAGCCGACGCACTTTTTAGCGGGCTGACCCACGTCGAGTCGTCTTCACTCCTGCGCTTCGCACAGCAGTCGCCGCTGCGCGCGCAGACTCAGCGACCTTCAGTTGCTCGAAGCGAGCAATGTCCTGCTGCGCAATTTCTGACTCGCGAATCTCGTCAAACGTAAGCGGTACATCGCGAAGATCGCGCGCCCAACCCATCGTCAAAAGCTCAGGCTCACACGCTGCGCATGAAACAGACATGTGCTCTTCATCTTTAGTGATAACGTGCGAGTGACCTGCGCCCGAAATTGAAACTTCCGTGACGCCAGTAGGTGCGTAAACTGTCATTGTGTCTCCATAATCTTCATCTCACTGCCACACTTAGGGCAGGTTGTTTGCCAAGCAAAGCCAGAGAAAACGCAAGACGTACATTGAGACGTCTCACCTTTCACATGGCCAAAGCCTAATGTCGTCCTTGAAACTACGCCTTGCTTTGAGAGAAAAGATTTGCTTGCAAACTTCTCTGCGCGTGGGTCATCGATCGTCAATTTGCCTTGCTTATTTGCGTCAATTTTTTGACCATTGGGCAATTCAACGCCCGTGCACCCAGGAGGCACTGAGAAAGTCGACATCTATTCATCTCCACTAGTTAGCGTGTTAGTTCTATTCTATACTTGCGCAAAAGAAAAAGCAGCGACGTAAGTCGCTGCTTTCTCTAGTTTGAAGCGTGTTACGCTGCAGCGCCGTACATCACCGTGAGGTCAGTGTTTGTGCCGGTTGTTACGATCGTAATGCCTTGGCCAATACGTGCTTTAAACGTAAACGTTCCAAGTTGCGTAGTCGTAATCTTTGCGACAACAGAGCCAGACGCAGTGACGCTGTCGTACACCGTGCACAATGTTCCAGCAGTGTTCACAACAATTGAGACAAGATTCGCTGCGCCGTTGTGAATTGTGAAAGTGCCTGCGCCACTGATGTGTTGATAGTTGTATGTTTCAACGGGAGCAAAAGCCATGATGTTCTCCTAGAAATGAAGATGAGTCGGGACAGAGACCGTAATCTCTGCCCCGACCCATTTTCGTTGAGGGATACTACGAGTTGGTACCGGTGGTGCCAGCGACCGACTGCTGAAGACCCTGAATCACGCCGTTGTACTGCGGAGCGTAGTTGACGAGCGCACCGTACATGTAAATGCTGTAGCGGAACGAAGCGTCAATGACAGGCCAGTTGATCGACAGGTAGTCCTGGACCATGACGTTCTCCCAGACGTTGGAGACGTTGCTCCACGACATGGGCAGGGTGTACGAGTTCAAGAACGCGGTGCCCTGGGTCAGGTAGGGGTGAACAACGCAGCGGAGGATGCTACGAGTGATGGGGTTCTGAATCTCAGAAACCGCAGCACCGGTGCGCACGCCACCGACCTCGTCCTGCGAGAGGAAGAGACGGTAGTTGGTGTTAGCACCTGAAGCAATTACCTCGTCAGCGAGACGAGCGATGTCCGAGCCTTCTGCAACCAATTCAGCAGGGTCAGCGCGGAAGCCGCCAGTCGTCGACGAGTTGTTGTTGCCGGTGGTCGAGCCATTCCACATCGCCTCGAGCGCAGTGAAGAGGACTCCGTGCGTAAGAGTTGAGTTGACAGACTTGTTGATGTACGAACCAGTGAAACCGGTTGGGTACACTGAAGCGTCAGTGGAAGCGTGACCGTCCAAGATTGACAGCCAGCCTTCGTAGTCCGTGGAAGACGAAGTGCCGGAGTCGGTTCCTGAAGGGTTGGTGCCCGATGATGGGATAGTGCCCTGCAACGTGAAGGTAGTAGCACCGACGTTCGAAGCCATGAGCCAGTAACTCGTAAGTGCACCAGGCGCTGAAGCAGCGTTGGCGACGTAGATGTTGTACTGGTATGCACCGCGAACTGGGGCAATCTTGACGTCCACAACCTTGTTCGCTGCAAGCGCGACGTTAGCGACAAGGCTCGTGCTACCAGCGGTCTCACCGAAGTAGTTCTTAGCCGTGACGAGTACGTAAAGGTTATTGGTCGTGGCAGACAGTGCAGTCTCAACCGAGTTAGGCGTACGAGCAGTAAGCGTAGGCGCAGCGGGCTGAGCAAGCGCAGACGAAGTACCCGAGAGCATCGTGTACTCTTCACCAAGCATGAACTCCTGAAGGAGAACGAGGTTAGCAAGAGCAGAGATGTCTTCGAAGCCTTGACCTGCGAACTGAGCGAGCCACGAGAGCGATTCCGACATTCCGAAGAACGAGTAAGGAATGTTCATGTCGACTGCGGACTGCGCGCCTGCGCCTGGGATGTTCAACGGCCAGTTGCCGCCGATGGTCTGACCCGAAGGAATTTCCGAGATGGAAATACGCTTGTTGGCAAGACCAGTCTGCGAACCGCTAATTGCGGTGACCAACTTGGCACGGTGTGAAGTACCCTGACCAGCAACGCGTGGGACCTTGTTACGCAGAGGCGAGTACACCGGGTAGATGAGTCGCGAAGGCGCAACCAAGTCGAAAGGCACGAAGCCGCTCGAGAGAGGCGATGAAAGGGTGATGTTCTTACCCAATTCAGCGGAGAGCACACTCTGAAGTTCGCCAACCAACTGGCCATAGCCAGGGTTATTGCCTTCAGTCATGAACAAGCCGAATTGCGATGAGAACGCGGGGTTGATGCTCTTGCGAACGCTGTCGGGCGAAGCGATCGAGTTCTTGACGGAGGTGCGAAGAGCACGCTCAGCCTCGTACGAACGCTTGAAGATTTCGCTGTCGTCAGTCAGAGGCTGATTGCCGCCGACCTTAGCGAAGCCTGCACCCTTGACCAACGCAGGCATGCGCCCCGTAATCATGTCCGAAGCGCCGGAGTAACGTCCAGCGTCGGTGGTGTCAATCTGTGCGATAAAACTCCTTAAAGTTTTAGTGGTAGTTAGTTTTGCTCGAAGGCCACGCGCTCGCGCAAACGTGATAGTTGCTGCTCAGCGCGCATACGCAGTTCAGGGTTACCTGACTTCGTGAGCACCTCAAGGTACGCAACTTCTTCCTTCAAACTGTCCTCGGCAGCCTTGCGAAGCAAGTCTGCTTCAGTGGCTGACTTTTCGATTGCACGCTCGAGCACCACCGTACCCCTTACCGGGGCCTTGGCGGGGTCGGGCTCGCTACCGAGCTTTTCAACCTCCGATTGTACGACACCGAGAACATCATCGAGGGCTTCAAACTTCGCCTTCGTGTGCAACTCAACGAGCGACTTAACGATGTCGTTGAGGGTGTCAGTGTCGATCAAAACCTGCCCGTCGCTGTCAGTAGTGACAGGGATCGTTTGGCCGGTGTGTTCTTCAACGAAGAGAGGCTCTTGCGCTTCAAAGTCTTGCGACTTTTGCAGAAGCTTTTGCGCCTTCTTAATCTTCTTCGCTTGCTTAAGAATCTTCTTCTCAGCCTTCGTCAATGAAGGCGTTGCGCTTGCGGCAATTGGCTTGATGCTTCCATCAGTGAGAAGTGAGCTTACGCCAGCGTACGAAGTGCCAGCACCTGCGTCAAGTGCGCAAATGCGTGGGTATGCTGATGAGATGTGGTCGTGAAGTGCGGCAAGTGCGTTCATCGCAGCATCTGCAGTTGCCTCAGCGATTCGATCAGCGGCAGTTGCATTCGTAGGAGTGTGACTGCCGGTGTTCTCAGGAGATGGGTTCTCACGACCATCAGTGAGAGGACCGCGCGTGAAGTCATCGCCATCGATAGTGCTGTTGCCTACGTCTGGAATGCGAGGATTAGCGCCAGTCGAACTCAGTGGGGCACGACCTGCGCTTACGAATGCGCGTTGGAATTGTCCAGGCGTGATGCTACCTGGCGTGACGTGAGCAGTCGGATACGCGTCAGTGAATGACTTGTGCAATGCGTCGTGAGCATCGCGAATTTGCGTGTCACTCATCGTTGAAAGCGTTTGAGCGGCGCCAACAGCAGCGGCCAAAGACGCTAACTTCATTGGGTCTTCACTCTCAGCGAGAGATGAAAGAAGAGTGCGAATTACTTCAGGCTCGAGCACAGACTTGTAGCCGCTAGTGACAACTGATGGGTGAGCAGACTTGACGATGTCGTGCGAGTACGCATCGCATACTGCGTCGTGCGCGCGACGAAGACCGTAAGCAACGCCATCAATTGACTTGCTCATTGAGTCATCGTCGTCGTCGTCATCATCGTCATCATCGTCATCATCATTGTCAGCCATGTGCTTAGCGTTGTCTTTGGCTTGCGAATCCTTCGCATCCTCGATAGCGTCATCGGCTTCACTAAGACTTTCGGTGACGTCAGCGTCATCCTTTGGAAGCTTCTTCTTTTCGACTTCAGCCTCAGCAGCCTTGCCCATGCACTTTTCGCAACCTGCGCCCTTGCACATGTCGCAGACGCCATCGACGCCCTTTTCTACTTCGTTCATCTCACTCACAGGTGTTTGTTCCTTCTCGTCTGATTGACGCTTGATGATTGAGCCGATAGGCGTCAATGTCTTTTCAATTTTGTTGATTTCTGTCTTTGAACGCTTGACGATCTCAAACTTTGCCGTGGGCAGAGCGGGGAAGTCTACGATTGAGACTTCTGAGAAGATGCCGTCGGTCACACGTCCTTGTTTAGCAACTTTGTCACGAATGATTCGTGGCTTAGAGATGCCAACGCTAAATGCAGAGTACACGCCTTCTTTAACGAGCTTTACTGCGCCAGGTTCAACAATCCGCGCAGTGAGGTACACACCTTCAGGACGCGTAGTGTCGACGCTAATTGCTTTACCTGCGGGAGGAAGATTCGTTGAGTGCATCTGACGGACGTTACCGAAAGACTGCGCCCAAGTTGCGAGACCCTTACGCGAAAAGTCAAGGTCGATGATTTGGTCATCGAGGTCAACCATGTCGCTTGTGCAAAGACCCGAGACAATGACGCTACCGTCAGCCTGCTCTTCAGCCTTAGTGATTGGGACGCCAAATGCTGTGTCTCCACCAAGTTCTACAACCGCTTCATCTAGAATGCGAGCCAGAATATCTCCGTGTTAGTGAATTCTAAAAACTACGTGGCATCGTTTTATGAGGAACGAATACCTAAGCACTTATAATACTAAAAGTGCGCACATCATTGTGATGCGTCTTTTATCGCTTCAAATTGAATGCCGTGGTCGCCGTGAATAGGAACGTTATGCAATACGTTTCCCACAAAGATGTGCATTGGAATTTCATTAGGGAACGCAGCGCACGTTGCCCAATTGTCTTTGCCCGTGTTGCGATGCACACAATTAACGCATTGGCCCGAGACCACAAACTGCTGCTCTTCTTCTTGTTTTTGACGCGTCTTTGCATTTTTTCTTAAAATGACTTCAGTAATTTCCATTGATTAGATGCCTTTAATTTGTGGAAGTGGTGGTGTAGTTGTCTCTGGTATGACTGTGATGTGAACGAGAAGACTCTTGCCCGCTACCGTATCGATTTCTTCCATTCTAGTAACGACTGTCTTCAAGCCTCGGCCTAACAAAATTTCGTGTTCGTCATCGTATTCAGATATGTCATTAACGTACGCAGCAGGTGTGCCTGGCGGCGATGCTATAGAGAAGCCAATTTTTGCGTATGAATTTACGTCCACGGTCGAAACATCGCGTCGGTTAGGGAATATTTGCGTATTATTGTAAGGCGTACCAACCATAGTGGTAAGCTCTGGCGCAACAGACGTTGACATAAACGCTTTGTCTACTAGTGTAGTGCCAATACTAAGAGACTCTGTCACTTCTTTCTCATTTTCGTCAAACATGTGAACGTCATAATCCCGGTGCGTGATTGTGCGGTAGGACCACATTGTTTCTGTAAGACGATGACGCTCTAATGCGCTATCTATACGCGCGACATGACCCAAGTAATTCCCGTTCATCTGAGAACCTGTGCGTAGCATTCTATTTACGCCGTAGAAAAGATTGTTTGTGTATCTCACAACGCTGTCTTCTTCTTCGGCTGAGAGTTGACGTATATTGCAAACACGTGCCGCAAGCGCAACGCGTTGGTCAGCGGCCATTGCGCAAATTTTGTTTGCTTCATCTGTGTGAGTAGCGAGATACGTCGAACCTCCACCCACTTTTTCTTCGTTTACAGGCGCGGGCGCGGGAGCAGGCGCATTTGCAGGCTTGTACGTGTTTGACTCGGCGTTAATGACGTTCTTACGCGTCATACACACAGTTCGCACTGTGTTCGAACCGTCAAGTTGCTTTAACTTCAACTTCACATATGAGTCAGGTTGCTTAGTGTCAGGCTTGGTGCTAACGACTTCGCATCGCCCATACGTTTTGTGTTGAAAGATGACGCCTTCGTGCAAGTCGTGGCCTGTGATTTTTGTTGTTTCAGCGGGACTCTGCTTTGCGTCACCCTCTAACGCAAAACGTCCATGCGAATCTCGCTCTTCGTCTGAAACGTCGTGCCCAACTTTGCCAACAAACAACTTGCTCACTGCTGCGTTACGCGATGTGATTGTGAGCACGTCTCCTAAGTTGAAACTGTCAATGTCATTCTTATCGACGTCATCGATTTCAATGCCAGGCATAAGAATGTTTGAGCCTGTGAACGCAATGCGCAAGTTGCTTTCATCTGAATAAACGCTAAGCACCGCGTCATAAAACGCAGACGCAATCGAAGGAGGATTATTTAACGACGTAGCAAGCGAAGGAAGAGGCGGCATAACGCCAATTGGAGAAACTAGTGTTTTGTCGAAAATTGCGAATTGCATTGCGTCATTGACGCGTGGGTCATCGCAAAAAAATTCGTTGTCAGTCGTGAGAAGAGCTTCAAATTCGTAGTCACTAAAAAACACTTCAGCTTTCCAACGAGTAGGCGACCCATAGTCTTCGATCATTAGCTTTACTTCCTACCTGCGAGCAATAGCGTGCCAACCATAAAGTTACGATATTGAGGGTCATCTAGCGTAAGTGTTGACCTTTCAGTAATGCCAGCGTACAGCGATTCCATGCCCATTGTCATGATTTCATAGTTACCTCCGCCGTACCATCGACCTGCGTACTTAATCTTAAAGTCGTCAGGGTCGCCTCTGCCTCCAACTACGTCTTGCGATGTACGTTGCTTAGGGCATCGCACACGCCAGAATGACGCTTCAGTGGATTGGACGCCAGACGCACTTTCTAAGTAATGCATAATTTCATGCAATGTTGTAGAGATTTTTGCGCTATCTCCTTTCTTGTGTTCACTTCCAAGTGTAAGATGAACGCAGTCACGTTGATGATAGCTTCGTCCTGCTTCTGAAAATGTGTACTCGACACGTATGCCATTCGGCATCTTTGAATTGACGTCGTCAATCCAATCTTTAGGAAACATTTGCGTCGCTGATGCGACAATCTCTTTCATTTTTTCGTCGTCTGACGCTGACATTGCGCCAATTCTTGAGAGAGTGTATGTTAAGTCGTTGCCGCTGCTCATTTCACGCATTTGACCAATTGTTTCAAACGTCACAGCACTTGTGATAGCAAGCACTTTATCGACGTCATTACGCGACTTTTCTCGTAGCGCATTATACGCATCAATCATTGCTTTATTTTGAGCGCCGTATTTTGCGTTGTATTCATTCATTGCGAGTTCAATGCGAGGCGAAGGTGAATACGCATCTATCATTCTCCCAGGCCTCATCACTACGTTTGTGTGCTCTTGCGATATGTAACGACCACGCAATCGATCAAGAATAGTTTCATCGCTGTCAGTTGATGACATCATCCAACCAGACGTTAGCGTGCCGTCGCTAAAACCTGCGCGTATCTCAGCGAGCATATCTTTGCAAATTGCGTCACGTTCTTTAACTAATTCTGGTGTTTGCGCTGCATCTTCAATTTTACGAGCTTCTTCTTTTAGCATTTCAACGCGTTGGTCTGGCGTCATACGCGTTATGCCTTGCGCATCGATTCTTTGCTGTACTTCAGCGTCAATGTACGCGTTTACGCTTCCACCAAGTGTCGTCATGGTGTCAATCAGTTTTGCGTCTGCTTTTGCGAGATCGTTCTTTGCGACTTTGTAATCTTTTTTGCTTTGTTTTATTTCGTCTTCAGTCTTCCAACCGTTTGGCCCAATTTCACGTTCTGCTTCAAACTCAGCAGCGTTAACTTTAAGTTTTAAGTCGTTAACTTCTGCGAGCGCTGCAGCGTACGCAGGAAGCGCGTCAGCAACTGCTTGTTTAAGCTCTGAGATATCAGTAGGCGTTTGTAATGGCTTACCTTCGTCTGGCTTTTGAGTGCCCGCAGGAGTGATTGAAGGCTTCTGTTCGCCTTCTGCGGTGTCTCCTGAGACGACAATTGGGTATTGACCTTTAAGACTAATGTAAAACGTAGTGGGCTTGCCTTCAGACGTTGTGCCACGAATACGTTTGTAGTTTGGCTGCTTTGGATTGTCATCAATTGACGTAATTTTTACGTTGCCATGACGACCCCACACAATTGTGTCGCCAACGTTCATCTTGTCCCACGTGCGAGGTTCAGTGCCTGGAGGCGGTGGGGCTTGAATGATTTCGTTGTCGTTACTTGCGAACTCTCCATTCCAAGCGCGCTCTTGTCCAGGCGCGTACTTTGAAATGATGTTAGGTTCCCACGTGCTTCGAGCCACAATGGGCGTCCATTTTGAGCGCGTGTCTGAGAAGATGCTCACTAGAGAATCTCCAGCACAACCTCGTTATCGCTCACACTCGTGACAATGAGTTCTTGTCCTGGGAGGAGACGACCAGTTGGCAGATACTTCACCACTGCAACATACGCACTCTCTGGGCGAGTTGATGAGAACGTCACAGGCTCATCATCGCTGATGATGTCGCCAACTTGAATCACTGACATTGCGTCTGCGCTTAACGACTTGTATGCCATGAATGCGCTCATCTCAATGACGCTCTTTGCGATTTCAACATTAGCAAACTTTTTGAGTTGATTATTCTGCATCATTGTCGCCCAGGGGCCAGCGTCGCCTACGCCCGTTGCGATGTACGCTGTTGTCGTCTTAATGCCAACGTTACGCATTGCTGTGACACGGTGATTACCATCAGCGACGTCGTATCCTTCAGACGTCTTTACGAGAACGATAGGCGCAATCGGTTCACCTTGACGAATCTCATCTTCGATTTGCGCAACTTTGTCTTGGTCAATCGTGTTCGTTGGACGCATAAGAATGAGGTCATCAATTGGCATGTCAGGATTGAACGTCCACGTTGCTTCCTTCGCCCATCGAATTGCGCTCTTCTTATAGTGCTGCTTAAGGTAGTTCCAAACGACGTCAGTGAGATTGTTCTCGCTCTTAGTGATGACTGCTTCTGCGCCTGCGCGATACGACTGACGCGTGTTAGGCACACCGTAAAGCATATCATTCATTTGCATACGTGCTGCTGCGTCTGGGCTCGTCAATGCGACATTTGCGATGTCAGCGGCGCGAGCGTCAATTGCGGCTTGGTCATACGCATTTTCTTCAGCGAGACGTTGCGCATAAAAGTCGACAGAGTCCGAACTGAATGGGTTGTCTGCGAGCGTGCTGTCATCACCATTAACGTACTCAAGCGTGCAACGACAATTTGCTGCGCCGTCGCAGAATTCGCCAAAGCCGCCATCACCAGGCCAACATGGGAGAGTGTCAAGCGTGTACTCTTCGCCATCTCGGTCAGCGCACAAGTCGCACGCTTCATCGTCAGTCGCGTGCCAGATGATGACTTGCGCTGGCGGAGAATCGTAGTTCCCATCTTCAGGCGCAGTCATTACGCCGTTTTCATCAGTCTGGTCAGCGCCAATCGCGCCAGCGAGAAGACCAATTCCAACCATGCCTGCGAAAGCAAGAAGTGATGACATCCCATCGCCACTTCCATCAGTGATGTTGGACGAGTCCATGCCAGCGCTTTCGTCGTACATTGGCGAAAGTTCGCTATAGTCGTTTACGCCTGTGCCAGCGGGAAGGTAGTCACTCGAGAACGCGGGTCCAGCGTGCATGTCGATGTACTTGTTGTCATTCGAGTTTGTCGAATTTCCAAGTGCTTGGCCTGAGAGCACTGCAAGGCCATGACCTTCTTCATACGCAGGTTGCAATGAACGTGCGTAAAGAGCAATGCGTTGCTTCTTCTTTGCGTTTGACACATTTGACTTAATGTCTTGCGCAAAACCTGTGAGGAAGTCACGTTGCTTTTCTGCGCGTTGCGCAGCGAGAATTGCAACGTCTTGCGGAATCACTCGAGATACGTTGTCGTAATTTGCAGCAGCGTCTCGAGTTGCCGCGTTGTAAATTGCATGATAGCCTTGCTGAAGAATCTTCGTACCGCGATCGACGAAACCAATCATTCCAACGTTAGGGTCATTGATTTGAGACGCAAGATCGTTCAAGTCTCCTTCAACAGAAGACGACACTGAAGCGATTGCTGCATCACGTCGCGCGACATGTGCTTGCACTTTTGCGTTGTTCTTTGCTTTAGTGATTGCAGCGCCAAGTTCGACGCCTTGCGACAATGACTTCTTCAATGAAGTGAACGTTGATGAAGGAATGAACTCAGGCGTCCATTTGTCGATTGAACGGCCTTTCTTCAAAAAGCGACGTAGTGATTCGAATTCTGATTGAATCGCTTTGTCGACTGCTTTTTGTTGCGTCTTCTTTCCACTTGCGCCATGAAGAGGCGTGCTCGTTCCTGCGGCAGGTTGCGTGATTTGAGGCGCGCCACCTCCACCTCCACGTGGACGTCCGCCAACGCCTGGCGTACCTGCGGATGTTGCAGGTTGAGGCGTCGTAGGAGCAGACGTAGGTGCAGCGGGAGGTGCGCCTGCTGCGCCACCAATTGAAGTGGGCGCAGTTTGCAATGCGTTGTTATCCGCGATTGGGTCATTCAAGTCAGAGTCTGCGATGTTAGGCGCAATCGCACCCAACGTCGATACGCCCGTCGCTGACATGTAAATTGGGTCACTCGTAAGTGGCAAGCCCCAAGGACTCATGCCCATTTGTGCGCGTGCTTCGTCAATTGACATAAGACCAGAACTGATGAGCGTCTTAAAGTTGTTCGCCATCGTTTCTTCGTCTTGCGTGTCTTCAAGTCCAATCCATACGAATTGCATGTCGTCTTGCGAACACACGTCTTGAAGAATGTGGTCGAAGATTGCACCTTTCAACCACGAAAGCATCGGCTTTAGCGCTTTGCGCTGATTGATTTCTTGACTCGCCTTCGCCATTTGTGATGCAGCGCCAGAAGACTGAGACGCTGACACTGAAGGCGACATGCCGAGTTCCATTGGCATAACGTCATACGCCATGCATATCATATTGAGAAGAATCTCGTCAATCTTGCCTGCGAGATCGATTGGCTTTTGCGGTTGCGCAGACGAGCCTCGTGGAAGAACGATAATCTTGTGCTTGTACGCTTGGTCACCTGCGAGTGCGTTCAGCGTGTCTTGCAACTGACGAATTTGTTGCGGCGTGCTAATGTCATCGCCCGGGACAACGAATTGTCCTGGGATAGAACCTTCGCTGAAGAAGTCGAGTTGAAACTGTTGACGACGCAAACCTGTCATCACAGGAATGATTGCGCGCTCGATACCTGGGAAACCGTAAGGCGTCCACGAACGACGCGTGTACGGTAAGTACAAAAGTTGGTCAGCGCGATATTCATCAACTGGCTCGCCCATCTCTTCGATGTCAGCCTCGAGAATGATGTCCATCAAGTCAGTTCGTGGTACACCCCAGAGGTATTGCTGATAAGCCACTGAGGGAGGCCTAGGTGTTCCTCCACGTACATCGAGCAATGGGCGAATAGTTGTACCATCAAGCACTTCAATTGCGGCCAAGTCGGACTTGAAGAGGCCTTTGCCCGGGAGACGTGATGGGTGCAAATAAAGAGCCAATGCGTCAACAACAAACACGTCTTCAAGAACTGCGCTCAACCAACCCTGAAAGTCGTGGTAGTTAGGGTCAGGACGCTTGAAGAATTTGAGCGCTTCAGCGCGACGTTCTTGAAAGTCTGAGTGCGCGTCTTCATCGCCACGCATTGCGCGCGCTGCTTCGTCCGTGGGCACAATGTCCCAGTCGAGTCCCATGATTTCTTCTTTGCGCACTTGAATGCATGCGCGAACAACAGAATACATGTCAGCGTACGCGCGAAGGTTCGCAAATGAGACGAGCTTAAGACCTTCAGAGCCTGGCTGACCCATCGGCATGTTCCAGCCGACTGGGTACTGCATTCGACGAGGCTCAGGACGTCCCGACTCAGTTTGAGGTGTGTCAATGCCAAGCGGTTGAATTGGCGCGAGAGGTCCGAACGCGCCTGAGAGGAAGTCGCTCCAAGGACGGTCAAGCCCGGTCCCATAAGAGATGCCAAAGCTCCACTCATTGTATTGCGATGCTACACCACCTTGACCAAAGTTGGTGCCAAACGTTTGCGGTCCTGGGCCAGACGATGCGCCTCCGCCCCCACGACCTTGTGCGCTACGCGCTTGCGCACGTGCTTTGAGTCCTTTTGCAATCGAGTCTTCGCTCAAAACGCCTCGACTATTCTGACTTTACGGAAGTGGTGCGATTCTTTTTCGTTGCGATGGGTGCGACATCTGCGACGTCTTCTTCTTCTTTGACGTCTTCTTCGACTGCCGCGACAGAAGCGTCAACAGCAGCGATGACAGGAGCAGGAACGTCAGTCTCAATGATTTCTTTTGCATCATCCCCCAGAACCTTACGAATTTCTTCTTTAAGAGCATGCGCCAATGGGAGAACTTGCGCAGAAATGAGTCTGCCGTCGCTGAGACGCTCGATAAGAGCGTCAATCTTCTCGTGAATCTTTTGTACTTCACTCATTTGCTTCTCCTGATTCGATTACGGACTCAGGCCACAACACGTTTGTCGTATCCCATTGCCCGTCCTGCCAAAATTCTATTTCGTTCAATGAGCCCGATGCGTGGAAGAGCATTCTTTTCACTCTCGGACACGCACGTAAATGTGCGCCTCCGCAATGCGAACACTTCAACTTTTCGAACTCTTCGAAACTTATTGTTGATTCTACACTTTGTTGTTTTACTTTTTTGTTGCGCACTAAACGACTCATTGTTAGTCAATCTTCTTTCCACAATATGGGCATGAATTACGCGACTCTGATAAGAAGCCACGATTACATCCAACGCATAGCGTAATGCCATACGCTGCGTTCCAGTCTTGGTCCGCAGGCGCTGCAAACGCCATGACTAATGCGTCAGCGAGGTCAGGAGATTGAAGTCCTCGCTTTTTCATTTCTTCTTTACTTTCAACGAGGATGCGTCCACGAGCGTCAATCTTGAATTGCATTCCTGCCAATTCAGAAATGAGGTCTTCGTCTTCTTCGTCTAAGTCAACTTCACCACGCTCGAGAGCTTCGCGAAAGTTCCAATACCACTCAGCACGATTGTTTGCGTATGTTGCGTAGTCTTTTGCGCGTCCTGATGCAACCATTTCGAAAACTGATTCATTCTCTTCATAAAGTCGGTCATACACACCACCGCCCACACCTACGGTGTCAATACCTGTGATGTCTGCTTTGTACGCTTTAATGAAGCGTCGTACGTTGCTTGCAGTTTCCATCGTGTCATTTCCATTCACGTTGTGAATGATACGACCTCGCCCGCCTTGACGCACTGCGACAACAGTGCGGTCATTACCAAAGCGCGCGACGTCAACGCCGAGCGCAACTTTCGAATCTTCATCTGGAGGCAAGTCGCGTCGTGTTGCTTCGAGAAGCCAATTTAATGGGAGCAACGCAGTTGAACTCTGCGATGGGAATAAGCCGAGCACCTTTGATTGCCAGAATGGGTGCGACTCTCCCCACTTCCTACGCTTTTCTTCGACCCACGTTTCAGAGACGAGTACTTCGCGCACTGCTTCAGGAATCTCTTCACCCGTAAGATTGGGTGAGTCAAATGCGTTAATGCGAATCTTGTTCCAGTCAGTGCCTTCACGACAGATTTTCTGAAATTCACTCGTTGGGTCGTCAGGGTTACCAATTGCGAGAATGCGTGATGAGTCGTTAGTGATGAGTGTGTCTGCTGCGTCCCACAACGATTCGGGGATGCCGCACGCTTCGTCGAGAACGACTAAAACGTAACGCGCGTGAATACCTTGAAACGCAGTTGGTGAGTAGTCACTTGGCTTACGTCCAAAGCCAACAAGTTCTTTTCCAATTTTCCACTCAACTTCATTAGTGTGACCAATGAGGTTGCCTTTCGTATGCGCTTTTCCGATTTCACGCCAAAGAATTGCGCGCACCTGTTGGAACGTAGGTGCTGACGTTACGACGAACGCTTCTCCTGGCGGGTGAGCACTAATCCACCACGCAACGAGCCGTGAAGCAATGTACGATTTTCCAACGTCGTGGCACGATTGCACTGCAGTGCGTCGGTTATCGCGCACTGAATACGCAATTTCACGTTGCTTACTCCAAGGCGTTTCGCCGAGCACTTCGTGAATCCATTGCACAGGGTCACGCGCAATTTCGAGTTGCTTACGATCGTGCTCAATCTTGTCTGCGGCTAAGTCAAACGCAGACTTGCGCGTTCGAATCTTTGTGCTATCAGCCACGTTCCAACGCTCGTAGTTCTCGTATCGCTGTGTCCTCTGCGATTTTACGTTGCTCTTCAGTGAGTTCCGCAGACATCAACGAACGACGAATGACTTCAATAATTGCAGTTGCTTTCGCTTCTTCAATGCGCATGAGTCGTTCGTCAATGTTGAGGCGTGACCACTCAATCAAAAGCTTACCAACGCGATCGAGGCTGCGTTCGTACAATGCAACTTCAGCGCGAAGTTGTTCGCCAGCGCGTCCTTCGTAACGATGCTCGCCTCGAAGTTTAGCGACTTGTTCGGCGCAATAATCTTTATACAGAACAACTTCACTAACTAACGCAGCGAGTTCTTCGAGTGGGTTGTCAATGATGGGCCCACTCATCTTGTCGAACGCTAAGTCTTTGCCACGCACAAGCGCAATCTCTTGCACTGATGCGTTACTCAAGTGCGTATGACAAAGCGGATAGCCTTCAACTGCGCGAGTTGTGCACTTTTTCCCACGTGCGCTAACGTGTGCGCAAATGTTGGGAAGAATTGTGACGTCTTTGATTTCGTCAGACATACAACAATCTTACACGTGAACTGCGTAACGAACGCATTGGCTTATCGTGTTGACACCGACTTAGCGTTGTGATGATGTCACATCGACGCTCAGCGTTGCGTCAAGCGCACGAGAGATGCGTTCGAGATTACGCCACGTAGGAATGTGCGTTCCTTTTTCAATGCGACTAATGATTGGCTGACGAACGCCGATGATGTTCGCAATCTCCGCTTGTGAAAGTCCTCGTTGCATACGAATTTCTCGTAGCTTTCGTCCGACGTCCTGCACGGCTGCGGTGAGTTCGTCTGAAATGTTAGGCATCTTTGTTTCATCCTCCATAATGCGTTCAATGACGCGTGATGAAGTAATCATAACAAGTTAATGCGTTGCGAAAACAAATTAGTGCACATCACACAGGCCACACATATTCGAGGTCGTCTGGAACGTCATCACCAAAGATGGGACGGTAAAACTCAGGCAACTTGCGAATGAGATTGCTTTGATGACTTAAGTGCAGTGCTGGGTTGCGGAGCCAGTCGGGAGTGTGAAAATTGTCAGTGTCGTAAAGTGGACGAACAGCCTCGCGTGACTTCTCGAGGCACGTGTCCTTGTAGCCGCGTGATGTCCATTCATTGCAAATTGCTTCTTGATAAGCAAAAAGCGTTGGGCCGTAACCGCGCCACATTTTTACGGCTGGGTGATTACGCCAACCGTAGTTAGGGTCACTGAGCGCCTTGATTACTTGCAACGTTTCAACGCGCTGCTTGCCAAGACGTTTCATGTCGAGCACCTGCGCGACACGAGTGAAATTCTCGTATGGGAGAAATGTTTGCATGTTTGTCCTTTCGTCGGGTCTTTATCTTATCAACCGAGGTCAACGTTGTACATCGAAAATGCGTTATAGAGCTCGAGATATTTTTCGACGCCTAACGCCAATGACGTGAGCACAAGAAACTCGCGCACCCACGCGCCTGAGTGCTTTGCGTTCGGAGGTGCGACGCAATGCGCCACTTCATGGAGCACAGTTCGCTCATTCATTCCCTCAGGCGTCAAAGCGATGATGCCGTAATGCTCATCGAGATGTTGTCGCGCAACAGAGCACACGCGTGAAGGACTTGCCGTCGCTTCGATACGCGTGATGTCCGGGTAACGAGACGCCCACCAATTCGATGAACTAAGTGAATCGAGCCACGTTTGAATTTCATCCAACGTGTCAAATTGACGCCAAGGTCTAATGGCCTCTTGGGCTTCATACACCTTCCGCTGATTGTCGCCAAGGTTACCAACTAGCGCCATCAGTTGCCTCCTCTCCCAAGTGCACCTATGCCTCCTACGCCCTTTTGTCCGATGTCAGCACGACCGCCTGCGGTACTACCAGCATTGAAGCCGCCAGTTGATGTGCGGTTGTACCCACCTCGTCCAGTCGACAAGCTTCCAGCCCACATTCGTTCGTACTCTGCTTCGACTTGCTTGAGACGAGACTTAAGAATGGGGAGCATGTCGTGGCCGTTTTCACGCGCTTCATCGATGAGCTCTTTTTCGCTGATGCCTTTTGCCTTTGCGAGACGTACGCGCACAGTCGTAGCGAAACCTTGAATGAAGTGACTCATGAATGTGCCACGATTAACGTACGCAGGAATGTCTTCTTTCGCAAGCGTTGCGTTGATTTGAATGAGCATTGATGTGTACAGCATTGTCACTGCGTCAATGTCTCGAGTGAAACCTGTGAGCCACGCTGTGCGATAGTTAACTGACTTGTTGTCAGAGCTAAGAATTCGCATTGGCTCTTTAGTGCGCCAGTCATTCGGCACTGCATTCTTTGATGAACGCTTTTGGTATTGACCTCGCACAACTTTGACGTTGTTAGCTCGGGCAACTGCGCCAATGAGTTGAAGTTTCGCAGGAGCGCAAGGTTCGCTAATGAGAACTGCAATAGTCTTCACAGTGTCGTTCATCTGGCCGTCTTTGACGAGCTTTAGATCGAACTCGCTGAGTGAGT